GAGATTGGCTTCCAGCGCCGCAATCACCGGATTGGTCGTGTCAAGACCCGGACGCCAGGCAGTCCGACCGGCAACCACAATGCGCGGGGTCTTGTTCACCTTGGACGGGATGCTGGCAATGTCGTTGACCACGGCGGCGATCGATGCGGCTGTGGTCGCCGTATCGACGCCTTCGGCCACCCGGACAACAGTCACGTCTGCGCCCGAATTAAGGTCATTCAACTGGTCGTGGATGCCGTTCACCGCATCGGCAAGCAGGCCGGTACCAAGGGCATTGACCTTGGCTGCGTCACTCGTTGAAAAGCGAACCGGCTCGCCTTCCGGAAATTCGACCGCGGACGCGTCTTCCGAGGTTTCGATGATCAGGACATGCGAGAAGTCCGCACCAAGTGCGGGGATGACTTCATCATCCGGGCGCGTNAAACTCATTCCGAAGGTAGGGGTAGTCATGTCTTTCTCCTTGCCTGGCTGCGGGCACAAAAAAACCGCCTCNAGGGCGGTGTGTGAGCTGTTTGAGGGCCATTGTCCTGGTGGACACAGACCGAAATGGTGAAGCCGCGTCAGGCTACGCGGCGGGAGGTGTCAACGTCAGCTTCGAGCCCTCCTCTGCTTCTTGGGAGCCACAACGAGATTGACTCTTTCGGGCCGGAGCGGTCGTTCGATCAAGTCGCAGCGAATTCGCACTTTCCGGCCATTCTAGCCGCGATCTTCCCGCGGCGCTGTCGTGGCAGGTTTGTTGTGAAAGTGGCATCTGTCACCGGTGAGCTTTTCCGCCAAGTCGTCGATCGCGTCCATGACATATCCAGCCAACCGATACTCCATTGAGCCAATCTTCGCCTCTCGTGACAGCTGCACCGCGCCGTCGCGGCCGAGCGCAAGCTTTTCCAAAATCTGATCCGTCTTGATGTGTCCGCGACCACTTCTGCGTGCCAAGTCGGGTCACCGGTTGATTGTTCGTGTCCGGTGAAACAGGGGCCTGTTCAGGGGTGTTTCATTTGAGACATCTGTCGAGAAGGCCCTCGGATAGAATGAGGCATCGAAGCATGACATGGAGTTCACGAAATGTCCGGAATTTCGGCAATGACCGCAAATCGTTCTGCTCAAGGCACCGGGCTAACTCAGAGTGACCCACCAGCTGNGCAAGTCCCATCGCAGCCTGAGTTTCGTGCAAGTCAGAGCCAGCGACAGCCAGTTGTTGTTGCCAACAAATCTGCCGGAAAAATACAAGGGTTCTTCGAGCGCATTGCCTACNATNNCCATGAGTGGAAAAAAAATCGTGCTGAAAGTGCTCTGAATAAATCTGCCGATAAAGCAGGTAATGAAATTTTGAATGGTTTGAACCATGACAATCCCAGAAAGGTCTATCAAGGCCTTAAGCGACTTAACAACGCANCGCAAAAGTTCGGCCNCAAAACTGACGACTTTNACGAGAAAGNTTTTCTACGGAAAAAATGCAACAACCTTTCTGAAAGGATTAGCGGCGACCCAAAGTTGGTGGATAAGTTGACTGAATACGCCAACCGAAGCGAAGATTACGTCAATAATCATTCTGATCGTCATACGTGGTTTCATCGAATGCTCACTGGATTGGCAAAATACGGCTTGGTGTCCGACAGCTCCGTGAAGGCAAGAGAAAAACGTATAAAAACTCTTGACGCTAAAATCGTTACTTCGTTGAAGTCGATAAATGCCATTTTTTTGGAACCGAAAGCCAAGGCTGGAGACCCTCAGGCAATGTTCGACCTAAGTATTTGTTATGAGCACGGTCATGGTGTGGAAAAGAATGAGGAAGAAGGGCTAAATCTACTTCATCAAGCACATGAAGCTAAACACCTTCCGGCNACGCGCGACCTAGGTAATCGTTATCTGGATGGTGATGGTGTGGAAAAGGATGAGGAAAAAGGGATAAATCTACTTCATCAAGCAGCTGAAGCAGGGGACGATAGAGCAAAGAGCGATCTAAACTCCGCCACTAGATTCAACGACGATCTAAAAATCATCGAATTGAATTTAAAGGTCAAGGCTAGAGACCCTAGGGCAATGTGCGACCTAGGTGATCGTTATCTGTACGATGGTGGTGGTGTGGAAATGGATAAGAAAAAAGGGCTACAGCTATTTCAGCAAGCAGTTGTCGCTGGAGACCCTCCGGCAATGTGCGAACTAGGTGATTTTTATAACTCCGGTCGTCATGGTTTGAAATGGGATGAGGCAAAAGCGGTAGAGCTATATCAGCAAGCAGTTGAGGCTAAACACCCTCCGGGAATGCGTAAGCTAGGTATTTGTTATCTGCTAAGTAATACCTTGAAAAAGGATGAGGAAAAAGGGATAGATCTACTTCATCAAGCAATTGATGCTAGAGACACTCTGGCAATGTACGAGCTAGGTCGTATTTATCTTTTCGGTCGCGGCGTGGAAGTGGATAAGGAAAAAGGGAGAGCGCTAATTCAGAAATTCCTTAACGCAGGGGGCAAATTGCCCCGTTTTGAAAAGAACGATATTCTTAGAGATATGNTGCCGATTTAAAAGCAGTTGAGTGATATCAGTAGGTTGTTATTCAACCGTCCTTGTCGAGAAGATCGAGGATCAAATGCNCTGGACTGATATCACTCGCGGTCAGCGCAACCGGGACCATTTGCGTTATCCAACTGATTTGACGGATCGGGAGCGGGCTGTTTTGACACCACTGATCCCTCCCGCCAAATCCGGCGGCCGGCTGCGCAAGACCGACATGCGAGAGGTGACGAACGCGATCCTTTATATCCCGGGCAGTGGTAATCAGTGGCGGGCTCTGCCGAAAGACTTCCCCCCGGCCTCCACGGTGCGAGGCTATTTCTGTTGCTGGCGCGATACCGGTCTTTTGCAGACCATCAACCACATCCTTGTCGCAGCCACGCGAAAACTTGAAGGAAGCGAGGCCTCGTCCACAGCCGGGGTGATCGACAGTCAGTCGGTCAAAACCACGGAAAGCGGCGGGACCTCTGGCTATGATGCCCCCCTCTCAGCGATGCTTCGCATCGCCTGCCGGGCAACGGGCAAGAAGATCAAGGGACGCAGGATCGCAACCTATAGTTTTGTCTCATAGACTTTTGAATCGGACTCTAAGGCTAAAACGCCAGAGACTAGATCGTCCGGAAATACTCCCAAAGATCATCCATGACCTCCGGGGTGTAGCCGAGAGCGGCGCCGATGGTTTCCACCAGGGGATGATCCCGTCGGAACTCTGCAGCGTGTTTCCACTCGATTTCAGCAGCAGCGGCTTCGAACGGGTCCGCGATGGCGTTGAGATGAGCCTGCACCTCTGCCGAGGCTGTCCCGGAATTGAGGAGCCCAAGGTGGAATTGCCGGGCTGTGAGGGCTGGCATCGCCGCACGGATTTCCTCGGCAGTCGGCTCTTTCCACTCGGGGATCTCACCACCGGCATCCCGCCAGGCCTGTGCTGCCTCGATGACCTTCAGGTTCCATGCATTGTTTTCGCCGGGGCGGAGGCCCGTAACAAGGGCTTCGGTGTCCCCATCGTCATAGACAACGGAATAGTGAGCAGCGCCTATGATCTTGCTCATATCCGTCTCGGTGTGGTCGGTTTCCTTGTGGGGAAGGAAGCCGTGGAAGTTGGTGATCGTTGCTTTCATCATGCAACCCTCTGATAGATGTAGGTTTCGCCACCGGAGGCTACGCCACGGGCGCGGTAAGTCCCGGCCAGGATCGAACCTTTTCCGCTTGAGTGGGTGCTATCCACATACTGCTGACTATTGCCGGTGTAGAGGTAGATGCTTCGGGAAGCGTTGCGGTTCGTCCCGCCCTGAAATGAGGCCACGAGGACATGGCCAATTGGGAAATTGGTCGCAGAGGCGGAAGTCTGTGTGTCGCAGAAAGCGAGCTTATGGAAGCCGCCGTCATTCTCCTCTGCACCGAAGGCGTTCTGGCTGTCATCCCATCCGAGGTTTCTCCAGGTGTTGGAGTTGTCGTCGTAGAAAAAGGCCCAGCTATCTCCGCCGCCATTCTTTCCGACGTATATGTTGGTGTGAACTGTAAGGTTCCCGGCGATGGTGTAGGACCCACTCATCGTGTCGTTGCCGTCGGACCGCACCAACTGAGAGCTGTTCAGCCCGTCCAGCTTGTCGCTGTCAGCGGCCTTGCCCCCGGTAGCAAGCTTGCCGTCAAGAGCTGACTGCAAGCCGGTGACTTGCGAGATGGCATGGCTATGACTTGAATTGGCTTTGCCTGCCAAATCTGCGGCAGAGGCCTTTCCATCCAGAGCCGATTGCAGGCCGGTCACATTCTCGATCGTATGCGTGTGCACCGTCGAGGCCTTGCCTGAAAGCGAGACCGAAATGCTATCGAGCTGGCCTTCGACGCTGCCTGAACCGCCGTAGGTGACGTTTGCGGACGCGATCTTGGCCGCCTGCCAGGTCGAACCGATAAAGAGCAGGACTTGACCGTCCACCGCGCTCGAAACGTTGACGTCTTCAAGCGAGGCAAGCGTCGGGGATTGCAAGGCCGTGATCGCATTACTCAGCGCGGTCAGCTCATCGTGAAGACCCTGGACACCCGCGATGACATGATCATGCCCTTCTGCGGCTTTGCCGCCCAGGGCCGTATCCAGGCCATGAACCACACTCTCAAGCGCCAGAACCATATTCCGGATGCGGACAAACTCTTCACTGGTGAGGTTTCCTTCATCCGGAATCGGAAGGTCATAGTGAGGCGAGCGAGCATCTGCCATGTGAACTCCTCTTAAATGCCGTAGGACCGGATATCGGCGATCGAGGGCCGCGCGCCCGGGCCACCGTTCAAGGTGATCCTGAGGCGGCCACCCGTGGTGGCGTCATGCGGTGCAATCTCGTAACGAGGCTCTTGCCAGCCACCGCCAAGATCCGCACTTTCCACCACAGCGAGCGGTGCCCAGTTGCCGTCAGACTTGTCCATTTCGACCGTCACGGAAGCCCCGGGCGGCAGAAGCTGCGCAAACAGGGTGTTGGCGCGGGTGAGCCCCCTGATCGGCCACTCTTTGGTAACGTAGTCGCCGCTGCTGCGAACTCGGCCGGCAATCAGGGTCGTGCCCGACCACAGGATCGGGCTCTCGGTCGCTGAGCCATTCAACACGGCCCGAAGCGTCACCACTTCGTCGATCAGTTCGTCAAACTCCAGAGGCTGTTCCGGTGCCACCCGGATAACCTGGCCACTTTCGCGCACAAGTTCGTAGCGGAACGTCGTATTCGCAGTGGGCAGTTCCACCGCCCCCCGGATCAGGAGATCCGTGAAGGCGCTGAGTGTTCCGGTATAAAGGTCCACGGTCTTTTGAACCGGATTGAAGCGGACGCCGATCAGCTCAAACCACAGATCCTCCTCCTGGTGCGCCGTCCAGGCCGTCCGGTTGGCCGAGGAAAACAGCGTGCCGACCGTATAAGGCTGGGCGCTGACAAGTTGTCCCGTTGCCGGATCAACATCCCCCATGCGGGCGATCGAGAGCGCATGCGCCGCGTCGTCGGTCAGGATGACGAAACAGAATTCGCGCGCCGGCGGAAGATAGATCGGTACATCCCAACGCGCTTCCAGGATGTCGCCCACCTGGCGCCCCTGCATCGCCAGGAAGTCTTCTGCGATAATGTCGTTGGTCGGATAACCGTTGATCACGGTGCATAGCTGGACACGGACACCGTTGTTCGGGTCACCGATCTCTCCAATGCGGATATTCACCCCGGCGATATGAGCGCCCTGAAAAAGCGAGAACGTCTGTGCCAAAGGGTCTTGGCTGGCGGCGCCACCCGTCCGGGTGACCACGTTCGTCACGTTCTGCGTCACGTTGGTAATGTTGGTGATGTTTACCACCGGGGGCGGCGCAGCGCGCGTGACCAGGTTCACCCGGCGCATAACCTCTGTCTCGATCGTACCCTCGCCAACAAACAGAGCCTCCGCGAAGGAGTCTGCTGCTCCCTCGGCCCTTACCAGCCGCACCCCGGTTGGCACCAGGGGCGGAATGGTAAGAGTGCCGCTGATCTCTCCGTTGAGATCGGCGACCGGCGCCGGATCCGGCGTGATGTCGATACCATCGAAGAGGAGCGCGGTGAGCGGTTCGTTGGCGGCAAAGCCCTCGATCGTGAACTCCAGGTCAATCTCGCGCAACGTAGCTGCCGCCGAGACTGTTTCGCTGACCTCTTCCGTGAGCGTTGTTTGCCCCGGAGGCTGGTCCGGTGCCGCGGTGAACTCGCGCGTGATCGCGCTGGTGAACTCGGTGATATGATCCGTCCAGAAATCGCTGGCAGGCTGAAGCCTCATCGCTCCCGGCATGGTCAGAAAATTGGCGTAAGGGTTGATCCTGAGCGAGCGCGTCGAAAGACGCTGGAACAGGATAACCTCCTCCTGCCAATCAAGCATATGCGTTCCGGCAACACTCTGCACGTCCACACCATCGACGGCGAGTTGAAGAACCCCACGATTGATCGCGGCGGTCTGCGGCTCGCCGGCATCCCTGTAGAAATCATTCTGCAACAGATCGGTGAATATTCCATCGCGTGCGACACTATCGCGCGAGTGAATATCACGGCGCTGCTCCGAGCGGTCGAATTGCTGCACAACGGTTTCGAGCAGCTCGAAAAACCGGCGCATCTCATCGTAGGTATAGTTCTTGGTGCCGTTGTTGATCACCGTCGGCACGCTCTGCCAGTCGAGATGCACGTCGGCAAGCTTCAGAACGTCGCTTGGCGCTTTTGGCGCAACGGCGTTTTTGCGCGCGGAAACCCCGTTGATATAGACGGCAGCACCGGTCTGATCGAGGCCGATCGCGTCAATGCGCGGCTTCTTGGACTGGTAAGTGATCGTCACTGGCTTGTTCACCGCGCCACCCGACAACTTGACGGTTGTCTCAGTCACTTCATCCGGCGTTACGGTGTCATAATAAAGATAGGTCACCGAGTAGCTGGATGCCTGTGCAGGCTCCGCGCCCGGGGGCGCCCAGGAGATCGAATTGCCTTCAAGCGTATATGTCGCCGGATCGAACGTGCTCGCACTCTGCTCGACCGACAGGATCTCGACGATCGACGAGTTGCCCAACAGATCGGAACCACCGGGAACCGCGCCGCGGGTAATGACTTCCGTGATCTCCTTCGTCACCGTGGCAGCGGTGACCGAAGCAATAGGCGGCAGGTGAATCGAAATCACTGCGGAGCCATCGCCACTGTCGATGTAGGTGTGCGGTTCCAGGTCGACCGCTTCAAGCTCAGGATCTTCCGGAACCGCAAGCCTCAAGGCAGATTCCCGAATGCGCTTCCAGCCGCGAATGTTCGCTATGCCCGCACCGATGGAATAGACCTGTTCGGCGCCGGATCTGCCGAGCGGAACCACGTTGCAGCCTTCGACGATATAGTGACCATTGCTGTCAAAATCGTAGCCGGAGATCTGCTGCAGCACACCCGTCAACGCCGGCGGCGGGCCTTGATCAATGATCGCGCCATCGCGCATCGTGTAAACCTGTGCGAAGTCCCCTTCCAGGCCATCGCCGTCGATCGACCAGGTCAGATGACGCGCTTCACGCACCGCCCCCGGTTCACCGAAGGACTCGGTTCCCTCGTCAATGCCGAGAAGATCTTCCTCATCTTCGTGCGTGATGTAGCTCTTTTGGACACGCACTCCGACAGAAACGTCTCCGACCATCGATACGCCTGGGATCGTTTTCGCCGGCACCGGATGGATCAATCCGCCAACATAGATCATGCCCTCCGCAAGCTGCACCATCGCGGTCGTGGCGGGATCGTCTGGCGTCACGATAATGTCGCCGCCCGATCTGCGGTTGCCATCGGCCGCGACCAGGTTCCCAACACCTTTGAGTTGGTGCAAAAAACGGCTCTGCATCTCGTTGTATTCGGACGGCTGCGTATAGCGGCCGGAAAGGTAGACAAGCGCCGTCCAGGCAGATGCCGGATCGAAACGATCGTTGGCGCCCGCGATCCCCGAGGGATGCTGAAACATCAGATGATCTCCAAAAGAATTTGAACTTTGTCCCGGACTGTTTCGCCAAAGGGAATGTCCGTCGGGAAAGGCCTCCTGCTTGCGCCGCCTGTCTTCGGCCTTCGCCCTGTCCGCCGCAATCCGGTCCGGGCTCAATGGCTCCGCTTCAGCGTTGCCGCCAAGCCGCTCCATCGCCTCGACAAAGGAAAGCCCCTCCACCGTTTCCAGAAACGTGAACTGATCGCCGCTCGCCCCGCAGCCAAAACACTTGTAGCGATGCTCCCTGTCGAGACAGTGAAACGACGGCGTGCTTTCTGCGTGAAACGGGCAACACGCCCAAAAGTCGCCGGTCCCGGCGTTGGTCTTCGCCCGGTCCCAGGTCACATGCCTGCCGATGATCGTCGAAATCGGGTTCCTGTCCTTCACCCGCTCCTTTTCGGCTTCCGTGTAGCGGGTCATGGGCAGACTCCCATCCGCAACCGCTCCGTGTTATGGGCAAAAGCATGAAACCTGTACATTGGCTCGCCATCGGGACGATGATCCCGATCATTTTGTTCCTGATCGTCACAGGCCTCGACACAGCGTGCTCCCCTACTGCACTCATGTCTGCGGGGGAAAGTCCGCGCGTTTGCTACCGAGAATGGATTGGCGCTCTGAGTGGCTGGGTTGCCGCATTGGCTGCTGGCGGGACGATTATTGCGTTGTTCCATCAAATCAGACGAAACGAGGAAACCGCCCATAAGCGTGCTTTGGAGGCGAAACAGCTTTTCGTGGAAGAAATCGAAGTAACTCTTCGCCAACTCAATCGAGCTTGGAAACATGCAGAAGATATTGATGAGGAAATCAAGCGCGGAAAAGGTGTAGAAGAATTCATAGAAAAATTGAAGCGCGAGATGAAGCAAATCGATTTTGACCTCACACAAGGGGAGTTCGAAGATCTCCTTCAACTTATGCTTCCACGCCATCGCGCAAAGTGCGCAACGTTGTTGCGACGCATAAAGGCAGCTGCCAAGGAGAAGGAATTTCCAGCCTTTACCTCGGAGGGTCACGAATACACACGTGAACCCGACAATGAGGAGCTCGTTGAACTGCTCTTGTGGTGCTTCGACTACATAAATCGCGCGATCGAAAGCGATCACCCGGAGCTTGCCGGTATATTCGCCAACCGCAGCCCTGTTCGGAACCAATACGATGAATTCGCTGACGGCTTTTTCAATTCCTTTCTCTTCGGCAAGTTTCCAAACAATCCCAACAACCCTTATTGATGTCTCTCCATCTCGCATTCGCCTGAACGACCTGCACTTGCCCCCTCCCACACGCTCTGATTTCATGAACTTGCACCGCAAACCTCGGGACTTTTCATGAAACGAGACAACACACCGCGTCCGAAGAGACTGGCGGACAGACCGGACACGCAGCCGGCGCCGCAACCAAAACCTAGCCACGCGGAAATTTTGGCTGCGCTTCGCGAGCACCGGCGCATCGAGGCGGCGGAAATGGGGTTTCTGCGCCGGCAAGCCAAAAGGCTGCGCGAATCGTGGTTTGTCGTCGGACTTGAGGCGGTCGGCCTGATCGGCCTGCTCGTCGCCTCCGGGCTTTTCGTGGTCGAACTGCGCGAACGCCAGGACGAACGCATCGCCCGCGCCTGGCAACTCGTGACCACCCCGGCCCCAGGCAACAGCGGCAAACGCGAGGCGCTCGAATATTTGAACAGCGAGACACTCTGCCTGTCCGGTGACTGGAGCTCGCCGTTTTATGGACACTGCTGGAAATCCCGAACCTCGCTGAGAGGCATTGATCTTTCCACAGACACCCATGGCGACGCTGTGTTTCTTGCAGAAGTCGATCTCTCCGGCGCGGACCTCCTGGGTGCCAATCTGTCCGGCGCAAGCCTTTGGGGCGCTAATTTGTCCGACGCAAGACTTTGGAGCGCCAATCTGTCCGGCGCGGACCTTACGTTGACCAATCTCTCCGGCGCAACCCTTTGGAGCGCCAATCTGTCCGGCGCAGACCTTACGTTCGCCAATCTGTCCGGCACACTCCTGGAGAATGAGATGATGATTGACAAAACGCGAATCGAAGGCGCTTGGGCCTACAAGGACACGCCCCCCAGCGAAATGCCCGAACAGATCGAAAACACCATCGCCTATCGCAACACCAAAGAAACATGGGAAAGCTTCGCCGAACGCATGCTGCTTGAGCGGCCCGACCTCGACTTTGAGGCTGCCCTGGCGTGGTGATACCCCCCCCCCTCACGCTGCCCTCCCCGGCTTCGGCAACGCCGGCCGCTCCGCAAACTCCATGTCGATCCACTCCAGCACCCGCACATAAAGCTGCTCGAACACCGGCAGCGAGCCGAGGCCCTCGCGCTGCCGGTCGCGGTTGGCGGCGGCAACCTCCGCTTCGAAGGCCCAAAGGTCCATTTCCGAGAATTTATCCGCGAAGCCTTCCCTTGCCATAGCGGCCGGCCGCTTGCACAGCGCCTCCAGCACCGGGCGCAGAAAGCCCGCGTTCCAGAAATCCTGCGTGTCGCAATAGCCTTCCGTGCGCATCTTCAGCATCCCCGCCCCTCCCTTGTCTCAAAGAACAGCTCCGGAAACGCTTCAACTGCTGCAAACATCCCGAACCATTCCAGCGCGCGTACCCGCGTTATCACCTTGTCGGCAGGCTCCCTCGGCTCATAAATATCCGCCGGAGGCCCTTCCGGATGCGAGGCCCAAAGCACTGCAGTGGTCGGGTCTATTGTCTGGTTGGCCGTCTGGAGAGACATCCCGTTAGTCATCGCCCGCTCCGCACCGATCTGCTGCGCCGGGCATCAGGCCGCAGCGTGTTTCCAGAAGCTGCGCCAAAAGTCGCGCGCTCTCGGCGGGCAGAAACGTATCGCCCTCCACCGCGCCGGAACGGCGCCAGACCAGCCGGCAACCTCCGGGAGCGGCAAAAACATCCAAGGTTGAAAAACAAAGATCTGCACAACTAAGATGATGCCCGTCCTCTGAGGGCAGAAACCGTCCGAGTTTCCGCCTCAAGTCTGGAGTCTCAGCCATGGCCGGTTTCAGTTTTTCCGCATCAGACATTTTGAAAGTCCTCGATAGCGTTCCGCTTTGGAAGTCGCTGGTGACATTGCCGAAAAGAGTTGCCGAGCTCGAAGCCCGGCTCGCTGCGCTTGAAAAAACGAAGGCCGATCAGACAGCGCCCGCAGCAAACGCCTGCCCGCGCTGTTCGGCGGCAATGGTTTTTCAAAACGAGCGCCCGCACCCGACATTCGGCCGCATGGGTGTCAAACTGCATGAATTTAAATGCGACGGCTGCGGCTTCACCGCCGAGCGCCGCTACGATCCGGGCAAGAATGCCTATACGTGATCCCGACATCCTCCTCACGCTCCCGCCGCGCTGCGGCACAGACCTGCCGGGCGGACACCCCTCAACTCGAAAGGACGTGTTGAACCGGCCTGCAGTCTCCGGTTTAGTGAAACCGTTGATGAATTGATTGCGGGACTGCGTTGCATGCACGAGGACGGCAAAACCAGACTTGCGGATCTGTCTGCTCGGCTCGATGAAGCCAGGGCGCGGCAGGCGGCGCGGCCGGCCCCGGAAGCGTCGTTTCGAAACAGGTCTGCGAGAAAGTCTCTGGCCAGCTCTTGGCGCCTCACCAAGCGCGGATATGCAGGCACCAATTCCGTCCTGGAAGCGATTGAAAAGTCGCCAATCGTGAGGCTGGTTATTGCCCTCGTCTTCCTGATGACCGCCACAGCGGTGCTGTTCGATCTGTACGACCGGAATACTCAAATCGAGATTGCAGCGTGGGACCTTTTCGAAAAGACAAAACCCGGGACGCCGCAGAGAACGCGGGCGGTCAACCTGCTTGCATCCACGGGTGCCCCTCTTGACCGAATTGACTTTGGATTGAAAAGGCCTGGATCGCACCTTGAAGACGCGATCGACATGCACTCCAACTATGCGGAGCGTTATGTGGTTCTTGAGGAAATGTTCTACGAAAACCGCTTGGAATATTGTCTGTCTGAAAACGGAACGATGCGCGGCGTTGATTTTTCCGCCAACACTGTCGTCAAAGTTTTTCAGTTTGGAATATTTTCTGACCCGACGACTGCCGAGGGCGGAAAACTCAATTGTCTCTTTATTGACGGAACTTTCGAAGAAGCAATCTTGCATAATGCTGAATTCATTTTCTCTGAAATTCAGGCGACAACCTTTGCTCAGGCGGCTTTGTTTGACGCAAGATTTGACGCGGCTTTCTTGGATAAAGTGTCCTTCCTGGGCGCCAGTTTGCAGTCTTCGTCTTTCCGGGCTTCTTACTTGGTAGAAACAGTTTTTAACGACGCTGACCTTCTCTGGTCCTCGTTTGAAGGCGCAAGTCTCTACAAAGTGGATTTCACCGGCGCGCGTCTCCAGGACGTAAATTTCAGCAACGCCGCCTTCTGCGAAGACGACATTGAAATTTGCGGCGAGAACAAAATCAGCCAGAAGCAACTCGATATGGCTTGGGCATGGGCGGACAGGCCCCCAATCGGTCTTGAAAAGCTTGATCCGCCTTTGAAGATTGGCTTTCTCTGCAATCCGGCGCTTCGATTGCCGGCCACTCAGCTGGCGCCCGAACAGATCGAGGAACCGAAGCAAATCCGGATGGTGCCGAAAGAATGCTCTTGGCGGACGAGACGGACCGACCGGAACGCAAACTGATTGTTCAACCATCAGCCGCCCTCCCCGTTCCCTCTGGTCCCGTCTCCACCGCCTGTGCATGGCCGTCCAGAACCGCAAGCGCCTCGATGGCGACAGACAGTTTCGCCCTGATGTCCAGGTCCTGAATTTCTTCCAGGCTGATCCGCCCGTCATCGCTCAAGGCCTTGCAGATCGATTCCGCGGCTTCCGCGCCGCTGCGCACCATCGCGCCAAGCTGCATGGGCCAGCAGGCCGCATCGCGCCGTGCCGGCAACAGCGGCACGAACACCCCGCCGGCCATCCGGCACAGCGTGCGGACAACCTCCGCATTGTCCGCATCCATCGTCAGGTCCATCAGCACATCGGCTGGAACATGGTCGCTGGCGTGGTGGGGCGAGCCATAGCGCGACAGCGCCTGCTGTCCGACGCGCGTTGCACCGGCCGCTTCGGTCTGGCCGCCGGCATCTCTCAAAAGTCTGCGAAAGGCAGCCTTGATCGCGGCCCGGTCCTGCTCCGTGGTCGGGCGACAGCTCATCGCGTGACCACGCCGGATTTACGCGGTGACATCGTGTCTGTTTGCGAAGAGGATGAAGACCGTGAACGTGGGCGGACCGGTCGGGACTTATTCTCTCCGTCGCTTGCCGCATTTAATAATTGGGTCTGCGCGGTAATGTAGTCGAGTACCCGACGTTCTGTGGATCGGTAGATTTCACAGCCAGTACGCAACCGCTCCAGCAAGCGACCATTGTTGACGGCCCTGTACCCAAACGTCCAATCGCTTATTGGTTTTCCCTTGGCGGTGGACAATTCGAGGAAGGTGTCGATTTTGCGAAGAAGATCATCAGCCATACAAGCCATTTATCACGCTTTAGCGTGTTATGGAAGTTCTTTTCTTCGTTTTTCGTGCGTGCAATGCTGATTTGCACCCGGTATAAAGCACGCATGGGCGTGACATGGCTGACCCGCATAACTGTTGCCGCCGAACTGAGCGGCCAAACCAAAGCTGACATTTCCAAATCGGCTGGCTTTGGGGTGAATTATGTTTCCCAAATGCTCAAGGACGGCAAAATGCCGAGCGTTGGCCGGCTGACCAAGCTTTGCACGGTCCTGAATATCAGCGACGGATGGGTTTTCTCCGGCACGCCAAGAAACTCAAGGCTAGACCCTGTTGTTGAGTTGATAGCCAAGCTGCCAAAGGCGCTTGAAAAAGCCGCATACTCTTATCTCACCAATCGGGCGGATGTAACACCTAGTGAATTGGCACAAATATCAGACCACGCTAAAATTAGCTTGGATGAGTTGCGACGCCTTCAAATCATTACTCGGGATCCCGCCCACACCCTAGGTGTAACTTCTCGCGAATTTTCCACAGAAGCACTCCCCGATTTGAATGGTTCTGCAAGTGACATAGATCATGAAGTCTTTTCTGCGGCACTTGAAGAGGCGTTTGAAATAGAGGAAGCAATGAGAGACCGCGGAGTTCTGACGTCTTCTGCCAGCTCGGAATCCCGAAGCAAAATGATCGCGCTCCTTTATGCAAAACGAATGGCGCGGAAGCTATCCGGAATTTGAACCCTACTTTTTTGGTTGTGTTATTTTCGCTTGCATTCCTTGGTATATTTAGCAACCATTTCAAGACGGGTGGGTATCGTGCTTAGCCGGTAGGCAACCCCCTCTTTTCAGGGGCGCAGGAGGGCAGATGAAGGAACTGGACGGCGCGATACTAAACGCTGCGCTAGAAATATATAGTCGCGACCAAAATCTCACACTTGACCAACGTCTAGACGAAATTATCGAGAGATCCAAGAAATACTCCTGCTACATTACAATTACATCGATTGTTTGCTCGGGTCTTTTCGGCACAAGTGACCCTTACGGCCTCAATACTCAGCAAGCAGAGATGTTTATCTATGATGCAGAGAGAGTTATCCAGAAGGCTCACCTTCAACACATTATGCGCAAGTCTCAGGAGCACTGAAAAATGCGGCCGCTGAATGTCGAATTTGACGTTAGACAGGTCGACAACGGCGCAGCCGACGATTTGGCGCGCGATTTCCTGAGGATTTGGCGGCAAAGCGCCGGCGGAATAACTTCTGACCTAGAACCTATCGCTTCCCACTTGGTGTTGTTTGACGGTACACCAGGGCCACTAAACGATGTCCCGGATCCTCTGTCTTGCGGACCTAATGCTCTCTCAAGCCGGGTCTTCGGGCGCGGATGGTCGGAGCACCCTGAAAGGGCAAGAGAACTTTTAAACAGAGACTATCGAGTGCTCGCAGCCGCATCATACCGAAAAGCGGCGAATTACCGAGTTCCAGTATTTGATTTGATCCATTCAAACGTCAGCGTCGGCACCTCTCAACACGTCGTGTCCTATCAACGTCTCATACTACCATTTTTTGAGGGAGGAGCTGGGTTCCTCCTATGCTACTCGCATCAATTGTCTCAGGACCTGTTCCAAGAATGTCCCGAAGCAACTGCCACACACCGTGATGATCGCATCCTAGGAAGCATAAATCAGCGTATTCAGAGATCTCCGGAGGCTTTTCCCAATCCAGTGCGTGAAGGTAGGTGATCGGGAATCCCCACCTTAGCGGCAAGCCTTTCAATGCATGCTTTGGCCTCATCCAAGCGTATATATAAGCAGGCTTCCAGTTCATCGCACAAAGAATAATGCACATCCTGCAAAGCAGGGCTGCCAAATCGTTTCCATTATAGTCCTTGTCCACGAATGTATCGCCAATATACACGAACGGCCCATGTAGATCGGCAGCGAACGAGGCACTATCGGACAACAAGACTGCTGGTGAGCCGTCTGCGGACTTGAATAGCACACTCCAGAACCTCCTCACGTATTCCTGCAAAGACCAGCCAGAAACGTCATCGTAGCGATTTGCCGTCGTCGCAACGGCGCGCCCGTCCTGATCATGTATTGAAATCGCATAGAACCGGGACGGAGGGAGAACATTGAGCGTCTCTCGAAAGTGTTCGCCAACGGTAGCCTTGTTACTGTCCGAGACAACTCTAAAGAAACTGGACGGGTCATCGTGCGTTCGAATGTCAACAAGACCCAGGCCGCGTATCTTCTCCTCCAGCGCGTTCACTGCGCGAGAGGCGATTAACATATCAAGACGCACGTTCTTTCCCATCCCAAAAGCCTAATCTGTTGGATTTTACATCTTTTTCCATGCTTTGCACGCTGCTGACGGCGCTCATACGAAGCCTCATATGCACGCTTTTTTTTACTTTTTCTTCTTTACTACACGCTTTAGCGTGTTATGACTCTTCGTGATCGGTTGTGCGTGCTTATGGAAATCGCGCTTCAAGCGGTCAATCGCTCGTCTGTTTGACCCTGACCGCGAAGGAGACCCTCATGAACGCTACTCTTAATACTGTGAGCATGAGCGCCCCTTTCGCGCTAATGGCAATCGTCGGCCTTTGCCTTGCAAATACGCTATGGATCGTCATTCGATCGAGGCTGAAAAAGCGGGATGGGCACTTATTTGGCTGTTGGCCATCCTCTTCCTGCCTCGGAGAAGTATCTTCCCAGCGATGCGAGAGGCCGCTCTGGTCGCGCGAGCCTTCCTCACATCAACCGGGCAGAGATCCGGCCTCTGCGGGTCCGGCTAGACCTGTTGTTCACAAACCACTCAAACGAAAGGCGCGCAAGCAGTTCCCTGGTCACTTTGTGCCGTCCTCGATCGTCGGCGTCTTGCAGGATGAAAGCGGCTCTGACCGGATCGGTATCGTCTTGGATGCAGGCCCCACAGGCCGACGCCATTTTCTCGTCAGCCAGCACGATATCGAGTTCCTGTTTTCGGCTTTAAACGCTGTTCAAGGCGCCGGACCGAAAGGCACATACACCCAATCGGACAGGTCATCCGGCAACTCCAGTTCGGCAGGCCAAACACCGCTGGACGGCGTGAACGTGCTTCCGCCAACCAGCTCCTGCAATGCAATCTGCGGCGATTGATAGGTTCCCAGATGCTCGTCCTCGAAAAACGGCACCCAAAACCCGTTATGCGGGCGGATCGAAAATGCGCAGTCACCGGCCTGATAGCGCCAAAAACCTTTCACATTTTTCCCGACCACCATGCTCCGTTCTCCCGGATTTTGCGGACCCTAATCTGTCAAAAAACAATCAACGCGCTCGGGAGCGCGGTGCGCAACCCAAAGGAGCGAAAATGACAAACCCAGGCGGCGTTGCCGCAGACCAGCTACGCGCCTTCATCGAGCGTATCGAGCGCTTGGAGGAGGATCACCGTGAAAGGCTTGCAGCCAAAGATCGGGTGCAAGGGCCCGAGCCCTCATGTCAGGTCGCAGAGTTCTGGGCCGAATGCACGGAAGAAATCCTCGACGCCACAACCTCCTTCCAGGACCTGTTCGAGGAGTACCGGAACTGGAGCTGGGAAAGAGGCCAACGCTGTCAACAGGTATTCACTTTCGGATGCCGGATCGAGGGCAAGGCACAAAAAACGAGGCTCGGGTGCAGGCTTCAATTGCTCGGAATTCGCCTGCGCAACGCCTCTCCCCAATCCGCAAGCTAAGTCTTTTCAAGGGCATCGAGATGCGCACCGGCATAATTCAGAAACATATCACCTGCGACAGTTGCAGCTGTGTTGTAGGGCTTTCCGCCTTCAAATCGTTCGCCGGTTGGGTCGAGAACAACCGCAGTCTCGGCTGCGGCTCGAATGTCCTCCAGCCATTCAATCGGGTCTTGTGTCCCGCTGTTGATGCGCGCGACTTCCGCCCCCAGGCGCGCCACCAGGTTCAAAAGCATAGCGTGAGCGCCTTCAGCTTCATGAATGTCGTCTTTCAACGCGTAAGTTTCAGCCATGTGGTTTCTCCGGCATCGCATGGTTGGAAAGGCGCCCGCGCGTCGTGGTTGGAGCGCGGGCGTCACTTTATCTGTACCGTCTTTGTTCTCTCCTCCGCAAGCACCCAGAGAACTCCAGCCGCGCAGCGCCTGCAATCGGCTTCATTCGGCTTTCTCTACCAAAAAGGAGCTTCCTTATGACCAACCCCGGCGGCGTTGCCGCGGACCAGCTACGCGCCTTCATCGAGCGTATCGAGCGCTTGGAGGAGGAAAAGAAGGTCATCTCCGATGACATCAAGGATGTCTACGCCGAGGCCAAGGGAAACGGCTTTGACGTCAAGATCCTGCGCACGGTCGTTTCCCTGCGCCGGAAACAGCCGCACGAGCGCGAAGAGGAAGAGGCCGTCCTGGACCTCTACATGCACGCACTCGGCATGCTTGGCCCGGGAGTGGACCCGGGCGACGCCCAAAAAGCTGATCCGGACACCGGTCCTTCATCCGGGGATGCGGATTGATGGCCCTCGTGTCCGCCATTCAAGCTGACGACGCGAAGCGTCTGAAGCCGCCGGCGGCACACCGGGCCGGCATGTTCCTTCGCGAAACCGGTGACCTGGTCGCGGACCTCGGCGACCTGCAGCAGAACCTCACAGCCTGCCTTGAGAGCCGCCCCCACGACAAGGCGGAAATCCTCTGCCTTGTCGACAGCTTCAAGAAACGCGCGATGGCGCTCCACGGCCAGGCCGTTCTGGCCAGCCAATCCATAAAGGATGGACGATGACCCGACAAACCAACCTCGCAGCCGAAACCGCCTCGATCGCGCCGATTCAGATGGCCTCTGGTCAGGTGGTCGATCTTGCCGCCCTCTCGGCGGCGGACATCCATTGGCCGGATCTGGTCGAGAACCTCGTCAAGCTGCCCCGCTTCAACGGCGCGACGCCCCATGTCACCTACACCACCGCACAGCACTGCTGCCTGATGTATGACCGCGCGCCGGCGCCCTTAAAGCCGCACGCGTTGCTGGCGGATTTCCACACCGCCTTTTTCGGCGAACTCACCCGGTCGTTTCTTCACCTGGCCGCGCATTTCTCAACCGATCCCGACACCTTTCTGGACAACATCCACTTCGCGCGCGACCAGGTCACCGCCGTGATCTACGAAGCCGCCGGTCTGAAATTCCACGAGGCCGACGAAGCCCTCGACGATCGCCTCAACACCATTGCCCTGATGGACAAGATGCAGACCGCTGCCGAAGTCCGCGACCTGATGGCCCCCTGCCGCGTCTCCGGCCACTGGCGCCTGCCCGCGCCTTTCCCCTATCCCGTCAAGCCCTGGGGCGAAGACAAGGCCCGCACCGAACTCACCCTCCGCCTCGCCATGATCGGCATCCATATCAGAGCCTGAATGATGGAAGCTGTCCCCCTCAGCGTGCAAAAATCCATGGACGATCTCTTCGATGGCCGGCCGCTGGTTTCGCATGCGGTTGCGGCCAGGTTCATCGGCGTGCACGCAAAGACATTGACACGCTGGGGTGATGATGGCCTGATTTTCTACAGACTTCGCGGCGCGCGGCGCGCCTATGCAAAAGAAGACATTGCCGCGGCCATAACCGGGCCAAACACGGGGCCAGAAACCGGGCCCATGAGAGGGATGGCGACATGTCAGTCTTCAGAGCGCGCAAACGCGATCCAAAAACGGGGGAATGGGTCTATACGTCCCCCTACTACCACTTCGATTTCGTCCTCACGATCAACGGGCAGCGTTGTCGATTTCATGGCTCAACTGGAGAGACGACAAAAGCTCGCGCGAAAAAGTTCGAAGACGCGGAAAAACGACGGGTAAGGGACGAAGGCCCGAACGATTCCATGACCCTCGGCGAAGCCTGCCTTCGCTACCACGAGGAAGTCATCAAGGGCAAAGCTTCCGAAGTCGATGAACTGATCGCCATGCGGCACTGCTGCCGGCTGATCGGCAGCGACCGCCGCCTGACCAACCTGACCACCGACGATTTCGCCATTGCCGTCAGGAAGCGCGCAGGCGAGACCAAGGGCAAGAAGACCCCCAAGCTTGTCGCACCGGCCACCGTCAACCGCCAGATCGTGGAGATCATGCGCAAGGTGCTGCGCCGGGCAAAGCGCAGTTGGAAGGTGCGGATCGACCTGGACACCTTTGCCTGGTCGGACATCCGCCTGAAGGAACCCAAGGAACGCGTGCGGGAATTTGTCGGCGACGAAGCCGACCGCTTCCGGGATGCCCTGCGGCCGGACTATGCGCCGTTCATCTGGTTCATGCTGTCACGCGGCCTGCGCGTCAACGCCGCGATCGGCATGACCACCGACCGCCTAGACGAACCGCGCCGGCGGATCCAGATCTGGATCAAGGGCGAAGGCTATGTCTGGGTGCCAGTCACTCGCGAGCAGATGGCCGTGATCGTCCAGGAGGCGAAGAAGGCGCCCGGCAAGGCGGTCTGGAGCTACGAAATGCAGCGCCACCCGCACCGCGGCAAACGCAAGGCGATCAGCTACGAGAGCCTGAAACGCACCATGGCGACAACCCTGAAGCATGCTGGCATCGCCGATTTCAAGATCCACGACATGCGCCACGACTTCGCCTCGAAGCTCCTGCGCGCGACGCGCGACCTGGCTTTGGTGCAAAAGGCACTGCGGCATGCCGATATTTCATCGACGGTGCGCTATGCGCATGTGCTGGATGAGGATGTGCGGGATGGGTTGGAGGCGCTACATACGGTTAACGCTAAAAAACGAACCGAAAAACGGCGCCGAAAATTTTACTAG